AAAAACAAAAACAAGCTATGGATGATTTGTGGGCAGACGAAGAATATAGACAAATGCAAAGTGAAAAAATGAATAAACTTTGGAAGAATCCTGAGTATAGACAAATGATGAGTGACAAAATGAAAAATTTATGGAATAATCCTGAGTTTAGAATAAAACAGGGACAAGCATTAGAAGAACTTTGGAATGATCCTGAATTTAAACAAATGATAAGTGATCAAATGAAAGTAAAAAAAGCTGATCCTGAGTTTGAAGCAAAAAGAAGAAAAGCTTTGGATGAAAAATGGAATGATCCTGAATTTAAACAAGAACATTTGCAGAGATTAAAAGATTTATGGAATGATCCTGAATTTGTTTATAAAATGACTGTGGAACAATCAAAAGATAAAAAAGCTAAATTTGATGCTTTACCTGTGTACCTACAAGATGAATTGAGGAATATTTATTTTGTAAGTAAAACAGGAAAAATAACTCCTAAAGAAATGAGTGAAGTGATGAAAGGCTGGTGGGAGAAAGTAGAATCAATAAATCCAGTTGAAAAGATTCCTTATGATAAAACTAGAAAGAGAATGAAAAAGAAGGAAAACTGATTTTTATATTTTAATTTCCTAGTTTTAAGTATGCCTAGAATATTTTCAAAGAAATTTCCAAAAGTAAAATTAATAAATCTAGGTAAACCTGTTGCTAAAAAAAGACAAAAATCTAAAGTTCTAGCTAGTGCTTCAGGAGTAATGGGAAAATTGCCTGAGTTTGAGAAAGTAATGAAGGAAATTTATGAAGCTTCTAAAAATTCAAATCATTTAGAGCATGAATATGCTAAAGAATTGATACAATTACAAGATTCATTATGGCAAAAAGCAGTTATTGAGAAAAAAACAAAAAAAGAAATTGCTGGTGAACTTGGTTTTTCTGAGGGTTCTGTTAGAAATTATTTGTATTTTTTTGGTATTCCATCAACTTCAAAAATTGAAAGATTAAAAGAAAGATGGGAAGATCCTAAATTTAGAGAAAAGCAGAAAAAAGCATTACAAAAGGTTTGGCAAGATGAAGAATTTAGAAAAAGACATAAACAAGGGTTAGAAATTAAATGGTCAGATGAGGAATTTAGGAAGAAAATGAGTGATAAAACAAAAGAACAGATGAAAGATTCTGAATTTAAACAAAAAGTGCATAATGGTGCAAAGGAAAAGTGGAAGGATCCTGAGTATAGAAAAATGCAAAGTGAAAAAACAAAGAAACAATGGGAAGATCCTAAATTTAGAGAATCTTCAATTCAATCAGTTTTAGCAAATTGGGAGAATCCTAAGTTTAGAGAGATGATGAGTGAAAAAATGAAAAAGCAAATGGAAGATCCTGAGTTTAGAGAAAAACAAAGACAAGCAATGGAAAAATTATGGGAGGATCCTGAGTTTAGACAAATGCAAAGTGACAAATTTAAAAAGCAATGGGAAGATCCTGAATTTAAAAAACTTGTAAGTGAAGTTGCAAAAATGAGGATGGCAGATCCAGAATACAAACAAAAAGTAATAAATGGTGTGAAAACAAATTGGAAAAATCCTATGTATAAACAAATGATGATTGATAAAATAAAAGTTCAGTGGGAAGATGAAGAATTTAGGTTAAAACAAAAACAAGCTGTTGATAAATTATGGCAAGATCAAGAATTCAGATTAAAGATGTTGAATAAATGGAATGACCCGAATTATTTTAGAAAAATGACTGTTGAATCTTCTAAATTGAAAAAAGAACAATTTAAATCTTTACCTTTGGAATTAAGATCTGAACTTAGTGATATTTATACTTTAATGAAAACAAATAAATTGTCTAAACAAGAAGCTAGTGAATTTATGTTGGACTGGTGGGCAAAAGTAGAATCAATAAATCCAATTGAAAAGATTCCTTACAAAGCAACAAGAAAAAGAGTAGAGAAAAAGAAGAAAAACTAATTTTTATATTTTAATTACCTAATTTTATATTATGAAAAGAAAATTTTCAATAGATAAATTAAAAAAGTTAGGTAAACCTATCAAAAAGGAAAAACAAAAGTCTAAGGTTTATGCTAGTGCTTCTGGTGTAATGAGTGAATTGCCTGAGTTTGAGAAAACAATGAAAGAGATTTATGATGCTTCTAAGAACTCTAAAAATCTTAAACATCAGCATGCAAAAAAATTAATGAAATTACAAGATGTTTTATGGCAAAAAGCAATAATTGAACAAAAAACTATCTCTGAAATTTCTAAAGAATTAAATATGAAAGATGATGCTACTTTTAGGTATTTAACTGCATTTGCTATCCCCATAAGGACAAGTGTTGAAAAGTTAAGATTAAAATGGAAAAATGATCCTGAATTTAGAAAAAGAATGAATAATAAAACAAAAGCTCAATGGGAAGATCCTAAATTTAGAGAAAAACAAAAACAAGCAATGGAAAAATTGTGGCAAGATGAGGAATTTAGGGGGAAGAAAAGTAAAGAAGTCAAAGAAATGTGGGAAGATGAAGAATTTAGACAAATGATGAGTGATAAAATGAAAGAACAATCAGAAGACCCTGAATTTATAACAAGACGAAAAAAAGGTAATGAAGAAAAGTGGAAAGATGAAGAATTCAGAGAAAAGTATTCTAAACAAATGAAAGAAAGATGGAAAGATCCAGAATTCAGGAAAAAGATGTATGATTCTATGTGGGGAGATCCTGAGTTTGTACATAAGATGACTGTAGAAAGTTCAAAAAAAGCAAAAGCAAAATTTGCTAATTTGCCTTTTAATTTACAAAATGAACTAAAAGATATTTATGTTAAAGGTAAGTTTGGTCAATTTACTGCTAGGGAATGGAGTGAAGCAATGACAGATTGGTGGGCAAAAGTAGAACAAATTGAACCTGTTCAAGAAATTCCTTTTAAGAAAACAAAGAAAAGAGTAAAAGAAGAGAATTAAAAGAATTAATTTTTATATTTTAAATCCTTAATTATATTCATGACAAGAAGGAAATCTCAATTTTCAAAAGAGAAATTAAAGAAGATTGGGCAACCAGTAGCTAAAAAAAGAAGAGAAACTAGAGTTTTTGCTAGTGCTTCAGGTGTGATGGAAGAACTTCCTGAATTTGAAAAGAAAATGAAAGAATTATATAATGCTTCTAAAAATCCTAAACATCCTGAATATCAAAAAGCAAGAGAAATGATGCAGTTACAAGATAATCTTTGGAAAATGGCTTTTATTGAGAAAAAAACAGGGAAAGAAATTGCGCAGGAATTAGGTGTTGATCATTCTAGTGTTAAAAATTATCTAAATGTATTTGCTATCCCTCTTACTTCTACTTCTGTAAGAACAAAAGAAAATTGGAGTAATCCTGAGTTTAGAAAAAAATATTATCAAGCAATGGATAAATTATGGTCAGATGAAAAATTCAAAAAAAAGATGAGTGATAAAGCAAAAGAACAAATGAAAGATCCTGAATTTAAACAAAAAGTACATGATGGATCAAGAGAAAAGTGGAAGGATCCTGAATTTAGAAAAATGAAAAGTGAAGAATCAAAGAGGATGTGGGAAGATGAAAAGTTTAAGGAAGCTCAAAGTGATAAAATGAAAAAACAATGGGAAGATGAAGATTTTAGACAGAGGCATAATACCATAATGGAAGAATTGAATAAAGATCCTGAATTTAAAAAGAAAAAAATTGATGGTTTAAAGAAAAAGTGGGAAGATCCGGAATATAGAGCAAGGCAAAAGCAAGCTGTTGAAGAAAAATGGGAAGATGAAGAGTATAGAAAAAAAATGAGTGAAGGAATGAAAAAAAGAAAAGCAGATCCTGAATTTGAAGAAAAAAGAAGAAAAGCTGTAGATGAAAAATGGAAAGATCCTGAATATAGACAAATGCAAAGTGATAAAGCAAATGCCCAATGGGCAGATGAAGAGTTTAGGAAAGCTCAAAGTGATAAAATGAAAAGACAATGGGCAGATGAGGAATATCAAAAAATGCAAAGTGAAAAAGGAAAAGTTATGTGGAAGAATGAAGAATTTAGACAAATGATGGTTGAAAAAGGAAAAGTTATGTGG